CTTGGGGGTACCTTCTATTCTCAACCTATTGCTTATAGGTTTCTTCTCTTTACCTGGATATACATCATGTCTTTCCTTCCTGGCCTCCAAGACGCTGTCTCCAAGGCTTATACCACCTTGGACGATATCGTCGAGTTTGCCTCGAAGGGGCATGATGTTCTTCAGCTCCTTCAGACTTTGACTCTGGCTGTGGCGGATATATTTCACCACACCGGTATTAAGCCTGTCGAAGTTGTCGTTCCCCCTGTTAAGAGTGATCAGCTTAGTATTTTTACGGGGGTTTCCCCTAACAATCCTTTTGCTGGTCCCCCTGTTACTTGGGATGCAACGACTCGTAGCGAGAAAATTTCTAGGGATTTGCAACCCTAGAAGAGAATTTCACTAGCTAGTATATGTCACGTCGTGCATATATGAACCTAGCGTCGTGATCGCTTTGCCAGCGATAGCGTGTCCTCTCTTTCCTGTTAGATGGGGACGATCGAAAAAAACGATCCATACCATTTTGACAAGAGGTTCACCATGACGAGAGTAAGATCTGTAGACATTCCAGGTTTTTCTATGCAACGCGTGTGGGAAGTTCAATCTCCCCCATTCGTTCATAATCTACCATTCTCATACCGTAAGGGAGAGAATCTTAGCTGGATTGGCTACGACGGTCCGTATCTTCCCGACAATCTCGGTCCTGGTCCCAATATCGACGATGGTGTTAGTCTTAAGCATTGTATTAACAATGCTTATGATAAGATCACCGCCGGTATTGGGGATCAATCGACTTGGGGGAATAACGTTCTCGAGGCTCACCAGAGTCTTGGGATGGTTACCGGGCTCGCGACGTCCTTACTCGGTGCCGTCAAGGCAGTCCGCAAAGGAGACGTCGGTGGTGTCGTTAAGAGTTTGGGTCTTACTGGCGTCAAGGGTGGCTCTTCTAGAGTCGCTCGTGCCGTCAATAAATCTCAACCATTTGCAAATAAATGGCTTGAGCTCCACTTTGGGTGGGTCCCTCTCGTTAAAGACATCGGAAGTGCTATGGATACTATTTCTAAACCAGATTTTGGTCTTAGAAAAGTTCGAGGTTCCAGTCAGGTTCGGTACCAGCATCGTGTTGATTTTAAACAAGATCTGAACCGATCTCACCAGTACGTCGAAGCTACCATAAGTTGCCACTCTTGCGCAACTTATCGTGTAACTAATCCAAATGCATTCCTGGCAAATCAGCTTGGGGTTGTGAATCCCCTTGCTGTCGCTTGGGAGGCTGTCCCCTACTCTTTTGTAGTGGACTGGTTTTCCAATGTTGGACAAGTTCTGTCCTCCATGGATACCTTTTGTGGATGTACGCTATTCAGCTCATACACAACTACCTCTCAAGACGGGACCCTTGACTATTTTGCCGCAAGCGATAATTACCCCTATAACTTCTCTCGTAGCAGTTATGGTAAGAGTTTTTATGTTGAACGGCAACCGTCTATCAGTGGTCCTTCTCTGGAGGTTAAGCCCTTTAAAGGTCTTAGCCCTACGAGAGCGGCAACAGCAATTTCGCTGTTGCTGCAAAAGCTGTAATTTCAGCTTTAACCCATCAGGTTTGGAACCTTCCATTCCCTGATTTACAACGGAGGTCTTATGACCGCTGCTGCAAACCTGACCGTCAAAAAGAATGACGGTACCACGGACATCGTGTACTCCCTCCTTGCTGCCTCTGGCGGGGATAAGAGTCCGGCCGTCTGGCGTTCCGCAACTGCTCCTGGTACCGGGGGTCAGCAACCCTCGCTCCAGATCCAGTCGCGTAACAATGGCGACAACACCGGTCGCCGGGTGGATATGACTTTTGTCTATCCGTCCGTCTACACCGATGCTGCCTCCTCTCTTTCAAAGGTTCGATCGAAGGTCGTTGCGACCGTGTCGATGCTGATCCCTCTGGACATCACTGCTGCCGACGCTCTTGAAGCCGGCGCGCAATTTGCGCACCTGCTGAATAATGCGACGGTTCTGCCGACGTTCCAGAACGGATACGCTCCGACGTAATCTCAACTTTCTTTCGCCTCTTCTCTTTGAAAGGCCTGAAATGGCTGACTTTCTTCCGCACGCTGCAGAGAAAGCGATCCTCCGTCTTTACGAGGATCTCGGCACACCTAGATCTCTTGCATGTTTTATAATGTACAAGAACTCTGAGTGGGACCAATTGGCTACCCTAGCAATTGATCCAAACACTTATCTTGATCCCGAAGCCTACTGGCGTGATGCCATGGCCACGGATCTACTTCGCAAATTAGATAGTCTTCCTACCACGATTGACCGTAAGGCCGTCGCTGAGGAGTCTTTTCTTCTTTGTGAAAAGGAGTGTCTGCGCACTAACCGCCGTCTCTACTCTCTGACTGAACTCACTTTTAGTGACTCTTACCCAGAGAGCTTGCATGATTTTTTTGATCGTGCAAGGAAAATAGTTTCGGAAATTCTGGGCCCTTGTCCTGACCTTGTGTCAGGTAAATTTGGCCCAGGTGCGACTTTTGCCGATAGGGGGCTGTTATGTACTGTCCCCGATAAAATGTCCTCTGGACCCACTTTTACCCCAGATGCCTGGCCATTCCTTTTTCCTTGGAGTGGCACGTCGTGGGCGCAAGCCTCGGCGTCATCTGGAAAGATTCCTGTTTCTGTTCAGGGCAATCGGTTTACGACTGTTCCTAAGGATTGTACTAAGTTTCGCGGCATTGCCGTTGAACCTAGTATAAACCAGTTTTATCAGCTCGCTTATGGCGGGGTGATAAGACACAGATTGGGACGGATTGGTATCAACCTTTCCGCCGGGCAAGATATTCATAGGCGTCTAGCTTGTGAGGCCTCTACCGAAGGCTATCTTGCCACTTTGGATCTTTCAAATGCAAGCGACACCATTTGCAGAAATTTGGTAAAACTTCTGCTTCCTCCATCTTGGTATGAGTGTCTTGATTCTTTGCGAAGCAAGAAAACTCTTTTCAAAGGGAAGTTTCTTCTCCTTGAAAAATTCTCCTCGATGGGGAATGGTTTCACCTTTGAGTTGGAGACTCTGATCTTTTTGAGTCTTATCGCAGCTATCACAGGCCGCGAATCTATTGGTCGGGATCTCTTCGTCTTTGGTGACGATATTATCCTCCCCACTAGCTATTCAAAGGATGTTATCTCTATGCTGAGATTTTGTGGTCTAACCGTCAATAAACGGAAATCGTTTACTGAAGGTTATTTCCGCGAAAGTTGCGGTGGCGATTTCCTTAATGGAGTTGGGGTTCGCCCTTATTTTCTTAAGAATTCGCCTAATGAGCCGCAACAACTCATCGCTTTTGCAAATGGTCTAAGACGAGCCTGTGGAAACAGTTTCGTCCGTAGATTCTTTGTACATCGTGCTTGGGTCGCTATCATGGAAGGTCTCCCTTCCATGCTACGATCCTTGCGAGGTCCCGAAGAACTCGGTGACATCGTAATACACGATGATCGCGATCGGTGGCTTACCCGCCATCGGCATGGGATAAGGTATGTCAAGGTCTATCGTCCTGCCAAGTTCCGCAAGGTATCTTGGAAGCACTTTAGATCTGACGTAACTCTTGCGTCTGCCCTTTATGGCGTGCCTTCTGGTACTCAACTTAGGTCTGTTCGATCTATTGGTACCGGATTAAGACAAAATCAAGGGGGAGTAATCCCTCGTGATGCTGTCACGGGCTATAAAATAGGCTGGGTTGCCTTCTCTTAAGAGAAGGCTTTAGCGAAAGCTAACCTTATTGCCG